TGACCAACGAAATGTGTTCGGATCGGAGAAATTATCCGCGTCGCTGTTTCACCGCATTCAAGACACGTTACAAAGTTGTCACTGTAAGTCCAGTGTTCTTCTACGTGGTTGCACTCGGTACACTTATAATCAAATCTCTTCAGCATCTGACTGCTCCGTGATAAGATCATAACCTCTTTTGACACCCCCTTCAAATCTTAGGATTCTTCGTAAGGCATCGCGCTCGCCCTTGACAAACGCTAATTGTTTTTCATCCTTAATATCTTCAATACGATAGTTACCAAGGATTTCTTCTATCTCTTCGATGAATTGTTTCCACCCAACGGTAGCGAATACATCGAAATAATTCTCATAATACTTCTGATCTTCAGGACTCAATGAGTTTCCCCTTTAATGAATGCAATTATTATACCACAATTCTATTCAGATGTCAAGTCTTTTTCTTGACTCTTTGTTGTTTTTGTGGTACGAGCAGTCTTTGGGGCTTCCTCAAGTTTCTTTATACGCTCGTCAAGTTTTGTCAAGATGATATTAACTTGGTCAATAATCTCTTGGAACTCACGTTTAGTTACAACCATTTATGCTTCCTTCGTTTCTAATTCACGTTCTTTAAGTACTAGCTCAGCGAGCTTTGCTGTTCTCTCAAACTCTTTATCTGTGTCAGACTTCATACCCTTTGCAATAACTGCAAGACGTTTAGTCTCAGAATCCAATGGAAGCAATTGCGACTCAATCGCATTCTGCTCTACACGTGACTGGATCTCTGCAGTCTGAGCATTGATGTTATTAATTGTTGCTTGCTTCTGCGCCATCTCCATCTCAGCCGCAACTTGTTGTGCCTGCTGTGCTTGTGGGTTAGGTTGATTCGCCTTACGCAAGCCGTCAATAATCTCTTCACGATTACTAAGGTTCATGTTTTCGACAATAGACTCAATCAACATTGGATACATTGGCGATTCTGGTGACATTGTTTGCAGTAACTGTACAAGCTGAGTCACTTCGTATTCACGAGCAATGATGCCCAATGAACTACTTGCAGTAAACTTATAATCCTTTGCAGGGTATAGCTCTGGGTTAAACTGCATGTAACGGTGAGCCGCCTTAGTTACAAATGGAAGTAGGAATGAATCTTGGAAGTTAATCAATGTACGCTTGTGACGCTTAATGATAGCACCCAACGACATTGAGATACCTGCCGCAGTTGCGTCACCATTAATAGACCCAGGAATCCCTGCCGCATCAATAGCACCCGTAGCCATCTGAACCATCTGCTGTAACGTAGCCGCTTGGTTAAATGTGTTAGGATCTAAACTACCAAAGTTAAACGGTTGTAAGATCTCTGCAGGGTTGCCATTGGTTAAAATAGCTTTACCCGGACGTACTTCCATCTTAGTGCCTCTAGGAAGCCGTGAGGCGTCCACAGCAAGCATAGGATGAACAGTTAAGGCCAAGGCATCAATACGTGCGCGGAGTTCCGTGTCAAGAGCTTTCTGTGCGTTGTAGCCCTTTTCGCAGATACCACGTCCCCAGAAACGACCCGGTACGATATCCCAAGGGAAAGCAACAACAGGACGATCCTGCATCATGTATGGGTTCTCTTCTGCTTTAAGAAGGACACCACCATTTGCAATAACTACAACCGCTTCAACGTACAAGTCTTCACGCTCTTCTACGTCTGCTTCTTCTTCATACATTGTTTCATCAAGTAGATGCGCAGGTACAAGACCATAGTACTTTGTTAGACGTACCTTGTCATCTTGGTACATTGTAATGTCTTGGTCAGGCTCAAGATCCACATCAGTCTCACTAACAGGGATCTCAACATCACGATAAATACCTTTCTGTTGTAAGATTTCAACCTGATGTAAAGGAACAAACTCATCAATCGCAACACCAAGTGCCTCATCAATAGAGGTAGCAACAGGATCAATCAAGAAGTTCTGTGGCATAATAGGACGTAGCTTTACAACAGTACGTGACTTTTCCATAACACCAACAGCCTGCATCTCTCCGTTAAGTACAGGTTGAGTAGCAGGGGTTAGCTCAAGTGTTTCATCAATGACAACTTCACCAATGCCCACACCAAATACAGCAGAGTTAATCAGACACTCAGCAATGGCTTTACGCGCAGATACAAACTTCATGTCTTCATCTAGCTGATTACGTAGAGCCTGAATGTCTTGTGGCTGTGTATCCGCAACATCATCCTTTAAATCAAACCACTTGCCTCGACCAAAGGTAGCCTCTTCTACTTCTGCTACAGCAGACTCGACTGCTTGCTGTAGCGCAGGAGAGATTAATCGTGAACGCTCTGACTGGCGCATTGAGTCTTCTTCAGCCCAGATACCACGCCATAGGCGGTAGTACTCATCAAACTTTTCTGAGTAATTAGATTCAAAGTGATCACGCCACTGGTTACACTTACCAATGACCCACCCCTCCAGAGTGCTACCTAAGCTGATGTCGTTTTCATAGTCCATATTAATATCCTGCTACAGGGTCAAGTATTTCAAAGTCGTCTTCTTCGTAGTCGTAATAGTACGACACCTTTGCTAACTGGTCAATATACGCAAGTGCATCCACCAAGTCATCATGTACTAATGTATTTGGAAACTGGAATAGTTCATCCAAGAACTGAGCATTCCAGTCGCCCTTGTTTAATTCAATCTGCCCATGCTCAAAGCGTCCTTGTAAAGCCCAAACAACGCGGTCAGTCTTTTTCTTGTTGCCATGCGTAAGTTCCTCCACCCGAAAGAATCTCTGTCCAGACTTCATGATGTCCGTGAGGTAAGGCAGTACCGCATTCTTTAAGGCTCCTTTTTCGATACCAACCGCTACAGGACGATAGTGATCGACAGCATCGAATATTTTCTTGGCGGTCTTCTTGATATCCCATCGACCATGAATGATATCCGCTACCCACCATCCATCTGGCCCCGCTTTAACTACAGCGATTGCTGTTTCATCAAGTTTCTTGCCCTTACTCTTTGTCGCTGATTCGACATTCGCAAAGCCTGCAAGGTCAACCGCAATGTAGTAATCACCATCATCAGGCTCATCTTCAGAAAACTGTACCCAACTTTCTTTAAAGATCTCTGACCCCATTGCTTCAAAACTTGCAAGGAATTCCTGTCTAAACGCATAGGACGACATGGACTTCTTAGCTGTGTCAATCTCTTCTGGATCAAGTAATGGGTTGTCATAAGATGTAAAGTGCCAAGCCTTATAGCTCTCATCATCTCCCATCTCAGCGTAGGTGTACAACTCATAGAAGTGGTTTCTCCCCATTGGCGTACCAATAAACATGGCATCACCCTTTTGGTCAGCAAGTGCAGGACGTAGGATTTGTTCCCATACAGAGGGCTTCATATCCGCATACTCATCCATAACAAGGAACTTAAGGGATACCCCACGCATTGTCTCTGGTCTATCTGCACCCTTTAGTGAGATGGTAGTACCATTGATCAGAGTAATCTGCAAGTTGTTAATGTGGGATGTTTTAATAACAGGATGCGCAAGCTCTAGCAACGTAGACCACATAATGTCACGTGCCTGTCCCTGTGTAGGCGCAACATAAAACACTTGTCCCTTTTTTGTTTGCAGTGCATAGATGATCAACATCCACGCCGCAAGTCGAGACTTACCTGTACGTCGCCCCGCCGCTACAATCTTGAAGCGACTCTCATTTTCAAATACTTCTTGTTGCCAAGGAAGCAACTCAACATTAAGCTCCAACGTCACCTCGGAACAACTGTTGATCACCTGCTAGAAGCTCTTCCGTAGCTACGAACTCTTCATTGTTTGCAGAAGGAATACGGATACGCTGACCTGCGCGGATCTTGTTAGGGTTACTAATGTTGTTGTAAGTCATGAGGTCTTCCATAGGCACGCCTTCTTCTTTTGCAATCTTAGAAAGCGAGTCACCTTTTTTAATCTCACGACCTAGAAGGTCTTTCTCTTTGCCCATGTACAGCTTAAACGCTTGACCTGTAGTATCCCCTTCATCTTCCGTCATAACCTTACCTGCGGCTAGACGTAGCTCACTGTAGGTATCTTCACCCGTGTTAGAACCGTTGGCGGCAAAGTTGTAGCGGTCAGTGTAAAAGACATTACCTTCATCATCAATCTGAATTGAGCCACGACCAACCGTAGTAGCCGCTTGCGCCGCAGGAGAAGATAATAACTTTTCATAGAAGTCAGCACCACCACGAGCAATGTCACTACGTACAAAGTCACCCATCTTAGTTCCGTCTGGCAGATCATCATAGTCTTCGTACTCTGTACCACGACGCCCTGATTCAAGCGCACGTATTACAGTCTTACGCACTTCGTCTACGACTTCAGGGGAAAGATCTTCATTTGTTTGCGTCTTGACCTCAACGCCAGTCTGCCCCACTAACCCTTTAGTGAACTGCTCGACTGTATCTGTTCCCAGTAGCTGTAATGTTTTCTCAGCACCAAGATCATAGGCATCACCTGCAAGACGAATACCTAGCTTTCCTAAACGCTTTGCGTCACTAACTAACTCACCCACGCATCAACCCCACTAAGTCTTCACCACGAGTTTTTACTTGACGATACCACTTACTGTCAATCATTTCATCTGCGGCTGTGTTGTACTCTTTTGCATTGACCGCCGCGAGCATGTTCTTAAACTTGGAAAGACGTGGGCGGCCCAGATTAAATACCATGTTGACCAGAACGCGAATAACATTATCAGGATGATCATGCAAATCCTCAACAAGAAGCTCTGCATCTTCCACGGCAATCTTACAATCATCATGGAATACTTGCAGGATACGTTCGTCTGTCACAGGAGTCCCAACAGGCCACGTATATTCCATGTCTGCTTCCGTTACCATGTGACCAATACCAAATGTAGGGTGACCTTCCGAACAAAGATAGATCTCAGTGACGTAACCCTCGTGCCTCACTAGGTCTTCTTTAATCTGTTCAATCAGATTCGGGGGTAACATCTATAATATCCTCGTCATTGTTAATAATCGTCTCACCACCTACGCCCTTAATAGTAATAGACACAGATGACCTACCAGTATTATTCTTATCTTTCTCAAAATAGCTTACAGGCAACATGCGATCCATTAATAACTTCCATGCCGCCGCTTGATTCTTGTGTTCATCGTCTAATGCGGCACTCATAATACTATCGAGTACCTTTTGAGACCGTGGACTAGCCAACAATCGTGCTTTGAATTCGTTAATCGCCGCCGCATCGCCGGGTGGTCTACCACGAACTCCTCGGTTGCCCGCTTTCTTGGACTCAACAACCTCTTTGCGGGGTCTTCCGCGCTTTTTAGGCTGAGTATTCTCTGTCATATACAGTACTCTGTAGTTTCGCAACAATCATTGCAAGAGATTGTAAGTGTAATTATTACTATTTGCGTTCCCTTGCAACTCTATAGTGCATATATTGTAGCATACTTTTAAGTGTTTGTCAAGTACTTTGTTGTTAATCAGTACAGATCCCTTTTCTCAGCGGGTTTCAGGAGACTCCCCTCCGCAGTGCGCGTTTGTTTTTTATTAATTATATCAACTACATAGACAGTACGCAAGTAAATGCGAATCATTCTTATTTAATTCCTAATTTCACTCTTTTTTGTATCTGAGTAGGTACTCTATTTACGTAGCGAAGCCTGTGCCCTCCCCCGGCCTGTGGATAACTAGGGGCTTACCTGTGGATAACTACCCAGATTTCTGTGGATAACTTAGTTGGCACGATCTTTGCACTGTGGATAACTATCGAGTGTGTGTGTATAAGTAGCACCCATATGTGTATAAAACTACCCCATGCTGTGGATAAGATACATAGTCAATATCTATCACGACAGAGTTATACACAGACTTACGCACAGACACTGGTTAACGCCGTTAACAATGCATGAAAAATAATTCATCTTTCTGTTGCATATCGCTTGCAGTCTTCCTCGATCTCTGTATAATTCTCTATATGGATTGACAACAACGAAGGAGATCAAACCATGACAACGAAAGCAAAAACAATCGCACAATTCCTAAACAACGACGTGACCATGACTCTTGCATCTCACAAGGCGGGCGCATCTCATGTTGACAATATGGTCTCAATGGTTAACGCCGTTAACTTGGACGCCGACTTGATCAAGGAATACTTGAAAGGCTTCGAGTCTGCCTGCATCGCGCAGGGTATGCCGAAAACTTCGGTCAAGGTTCTCAAGTCAAATCGCAAATGCATCATGGAATTTTCCATCGGCGCACGCAAGGGACAAGAGGACAAAGAGCATTGGAATTCAGAAGCTTGCATCAAGATGGCTTGCGAGCTAGGCGCGGAAGCATCAGACCTCAGCGACTTCGCAAAGAAATGCCGCGAGGCGGTAGGCGATGAAAAGCCGGAAGCGGAATTCAACTTCGAACAGAAACTAGACAAGCTGATCGAGAAAGCGCAAGAGGAAGGTTACACGGATGACCAGATAGTCGGAATCCTGCAGAAGATCATCGGGTAATACCGGAGGGGGCGAAAGCCCCTTTCTTTTGTCTGAAAAAAATTTTGAATTTAAAAAAATATTTGCAACGATTTGTGATCTGTGACATATCAAGACAGGCGCGATTGGTTGTGGTATACTGATTCCATCAGTTGGGCGATGCTCGATTGGTGGATTGTAAAAGTTAACGCCGTTAACCACTGGAGGATTTGTGATGAGCGTGACTAATAAAACAATTTTTGAGGCTTTCACTGCGGAAGTCACACAAACAATTCGTACGCCAAGTGACGTTGAGTCTAAGGCTTACAAGACAAGCGATAAGGATGTTTACTCTTTGCGTTCTGGTACGCCTGCTTGGGGTGCTTACTGGTTCGCTCGCAAGATTGGTGGTGACCTCGGTTACAACGAAGCCCGTGATCTTGAGGAGGCAATGGATCATTTCGTTGACAAGTACTGTCAGGCACTCACGTCTGTTGAGTTCGACAAGGAAGAAACTTACAATGACTGAACTCGATTTGTTCGGGACGGTGGCGGCTATCTCAGCCGTCTCACTGTTCTTAGGCGTATGCGGAATAATTTGTGAACATATTTTCAAGAGGTAATAATACTATGTTTAAGTCACACAACCCAATTATCAATGAGTATATGCAAGCGAACCATGAGCAAATGAGCATGGGTATTATGTTTGTTGTGTTGTCGGTAAAGACTCCGTTCCACACAATGAAGAAACAAATGGATGACTACAAAGTTAACGGCGTTAACTCTAAATATGTTTGGGGTTTCAAGCGCGACACGCATGAGTATCTACAAGAGCATGGCTCTGATTTGTACAATGAGTTGATGGATTTGTGTACTCGAAATTGGCACACTGGCACTGGCTCGCATTGGAAGAATCAGACTGAACGCGACAGGCGTATGATGCTTGTGTTGACTGATGTTCCTGGCCTTGGTCTAGCTAAAGCAGGATTTGTGATGCAGATGATGTTCGGTCGTGTCGGTTGTATTGATGTGCATAACCTCAAACGTTTGCGTACTGTCAGCGTCAAGGATGTGCAGTTCACCAAGATGGCTACGGATAAGACTAAGTATCAGAAGATTGATAATTATGTGGGCATCTGTAAGCACAACAATTCCACTCAGCGTTTGTGGGATCAGTGGTGTGACCAGTTGGTACACAAGGCTTGCAATCGTGGACGCTTTACCGATGGTAATGAAGTGTCTGAGTTTCATGTCGCGGCGTTAGTTAGTTAACGCCGTTAACCTTTGGAGATTAGTGATGATGATTTTAAACTACAGCAGTAAGAAAGAAATGCGCGAGCATATTGGCAAGCGTTTAAATTATACCGAGACATCTATGTTTGGTGAGGAGTACACACCCAATGGCGTGTTTGTTGGGTCAAACAGACCTCAGCTTACAGATAACAAAGGGCGTGAGTTTTTTGCAGAGGTCACAATGCGTGACGGTTTGATAGCAGGAGTGAAGTAATGACTGGCGTGATATCAGACGCTTGTTGCAGTGTGATGTGTTTAGTTCTGGCGGTTATGATGAGGGTGGTGATGCCATCTATGTCAATGACGAGGGACTGTACACTGAGTCTGCGTACTGGTATTGCCCTGACGTATACCCTGACCCATATGCAGGTCGTGTGTTATTCTTAGGTTATGATCCTGCGACAGGTGAATCAAAAGATTCGTGGTTGGATCGTGATGATGTTGCTGATATGGACTTCAAGTTCATGACGCGAGA